GGGCGGCAGTGGCTCGTATTCTGTCCGCGTTGTGAGGGGTTGAGATGGCTGGAGCACTCGACAAGGTTCTTAAGGAAGCAGCCAAGGCAATCGTTGCAGACCTTGGTGACGGTCTAGACACCAAAATTGACTACACCCGTAAGTTTGATGGGACGTATGACACCGCTACAGGTGCGTTTACGACATTTGACCGTCCGTACTCCAATCTGAAGTGCCCGATTGAGTTTGTTCGATCGGAGGAGGAAGAAGGGCGTGAAGAGCGCAAAGCTCGTGTTTACGTCTCGCCTGACCAGATAGGTGGCAATCAGCCTACGTTCCAGGATGAGGTGACGCTGAAGTTTGCTGGAGCGGACCGTGCTGCTCAAATCACTGACATTGAAACGTTCCGTGGCGGTCAAGAGTACCTGTATATCTTGCTAGTGAGATTCTGATGAAAGACTTGAGTCACGCTGCTAAAGACCTTAAGAACAAGCTGACTGTTGGGTTAAACCAATTCAGTGCGGATGTTATTTCAAAAGAAGGCTTGGCTCAAGCAGGGAATAGTCCTGTGAGAACGGGCTTTTTTGCGTCAAGCTGGAAAGCGCAGACGGAAAGGGTTCAGGCAAAAGACAAGATTGAAGATTTCACGCCTTGGAGTGAAAAAGCAAAAGAGCAGGGCAAAATACAGCCGGTCATCAAGCCACGTTTCAAGGCTCAATCTGGCTTAAAACTTCAGGATACGGTTTATGTTGGCAGTTCTGTTGATTATGCAGAGCGTGCAATCGAGTTTGGCCAGGTTCAGAACTATGTTCAAGGGCAGGGCATCAAAGCTCTTCTGAAGAAAAATTTTTCCGACAAGGGAGGTAGGTCATGACACTCGTTAATGCTCGTGCTGCTTTCGAGAAAGCCGTAACCGATGCCGTCATCGCTGCTGATAGCAATGTTTTGATGGTCTACGACAATGTGGCGTTTACTACTCCGGGTAAGACCAAGAAGTACATTTTGATGTCGGTCAATTTTGGCCAGTCCACGCTGCAAAACCAAGGCGCTTCGCAGGACTACTACTCCGGCACAATTCAATGCAACGTGTATGTGCCCAAGAGTGCTGGAACGTCAGTATTGTCTGCGCTTAGCGAGGCAGTGATTGACGGGCTTACCTCGGTAAACGCTCCAGGTTATACGGACACTTTCAGCTCTGTTCCTAGGGTTTTGGATATCAATGGACCAACGCCGCTGGACCTAGAGGATCGTTCTCACTTTGTAGGTGTTATTTCTTGCCAGTTTACGGCTATCGCGTAGTATCGTATTGGTAACGCGAGTATTTTATGCGGGCCACAGAGCTTCTTCGGAACAAGTTCGGCGTTAGCCAGCTGTATAAGCATGAAGTTAAGGATGGCGACGAGGTGGTGCTTGAGGTGTACTGGCATCCGTTGACCATTGCTGAACGAGAAAGTATCCAGAAAAAGACTGGAACGGATGATGCCAACGACTTTGCGCTTGGCCTGATGATTGAAAAGGCATTGGATGCAGACGGCAAGCGTCTGTTTCAGGATGGCGAGAAGGCTCAGCTTAAGAATGCTGTTGACGCTTCAGTCCTTCAGGAGATTCAGCTAGCCATGCTGTCTTCTGGCGCTGAAAACAAGGTGGAGGAAGCGAAAGCAGATCTCAAAAGCGCGTAGTGACTGGCTTTTTCTGTTTTTTCTGGCTACTGAGCTGGGAATGACTGTTCTGCAGCTCACTCAATGCCTCACTCAAGAGGAGCTAATTGGTTGGGCTGCTTACTACGAGATTAAGGGCGAGGAAGAGGAGAAAGTGATGGACCGCTCCAGGGTGTCCAGTAGGGCTCAAACCATGACAAAGCGGTAGACTAAAGCCATCACTTGTTAGCTTTGTGGGTCGATGGCTGACTACGGCGTAAATATAGCCATTAAGTTTAGCGAAACAAAGCTAAACAAGCTAACCGACAAGTTAAACAAGGCCAGCAAGTCCGCAAATAAGATAAACGAAGCCTTTAAAAAGGTACAGCAAAAAGGAGGAGCAAGCCTTGATAGGACCAATGGAACTTTAGATAAAAAGCTAACTAGGCTCAAAAATATAAACAAAGAGCTACAGCGTGAAAACAAACTTTTAACTGAAAACGCATCTTTGCAGCGTCAAGCAACGCGATCTGGCAGAGGTGGAGGCGGCAGGCTAGGAGGTGGATTTGGTGGTGGAGGCAGACTTAGTCAGGCTGTCCTTGGTGGTGGCTTTCCATTGCTATTTGGTGGCGGTCCACTGCAGGCCCTAGGCGGTTTTGCAGGTGGAGCGGCTGGAGGTTTTGCTGGCGGTATTGCTGGTCAGTTAATCGTTGGACAGTTTGAGCAGCTTGGCAGGGCAGCTGCAGAGCTTGGTCAAGCATTTAGCGAAACATCATTTGATCTTGACAGGGTTGCTGAGGCAACAGGGATTGTTGGAACGGAAACTGAGGAATTCTTAGGCAAGATCGAGAAATATGGTTCTGCCGCTCAAGCTGCAGAGCTTGCGACAAAGCTTTTGGCCACAAAGGTTGGACAAGATGGTGTTAATGCTCTAACTAAGTTTGGTAATGATGCGGTAACTTTGGGAAATAATTTAAGCGTTATTTTCACGCAAGTTTTATCTGAAATTGCCAAAGTTGCTGGTCCTTTACTGGAAGCTTTGGCAAAATTTGCAGGCGAGCAAGCGGATATTATTGCTTTCGGCAAGCGAACAGGTTTAACGGGAAAAGAAAAATTAGCTCAAGACATTCTGGGTACAAGTTTTTTAACTACCAAGGGAGAGCTGACCACTCCTTCGCAGCGAGCACTGTCTGCATTGAGTCAAAGAAGCAGAGCTTTAGGCGGTCCCGGTTTTGCTACTTCGGAGCAAGCAAGGCAGTTTGCAACAGGGGTTGCGACCAGTTCTCAACGAAAATTTGAGATGCCTGTGCTTCAGCAGATTAAAGGCGTTGCGGCTGGCATTCAAACCCCTGAAGACGAAAAGAAAACCCCGTTACAGAAACAAGAAGAACTGGCCACAAGAATGCTGCAAAAGGCAAAAGAAAGAAGTCGGTTAGCTGAAGCCATGACGGCTCAAGAAAAAAGATCTTTGCAGTTAATTATTAACAAGGAAGCGGTTGAGCGTGATTTAAACTTGCTTGCTCCAGAACGGAGACAAGCGATTATAGATGAACTTGAAAATCAATTTATGATATTAAACATTATAGATGAGCGGAAAAAGCAAGACAAGGCCTTGGCAGATGCTGCGAAGGAAAGACAGGCTGCAGAGAAGAAAGCGGCAGAAAATCTTGCTGCTATTTACAGAGATATCGGCACAAGCATTAAGACTGGTGTTGTTGATGCAATTTCTTCAGCAGTGGAAGGTACGAAAACTCTTGGCGACGTGGCAAGCAATGTTCTTCGTAGTATTTCTAACCGCCTTTTGGATGTAGGCGTTGCGCTTGGCTTGAACGCATTGTTCCCTGGATCAACTCTTTTCCCAAATCCGATTACTGGAAAAGCCAATGGAGGGAGTGTTGGAGCGGGACGACCTTATCTAGTTGGTGAGCGTGGTCCTGAGTTGTTTGTCCCTGGAGCGCAGGGCAATATCGTTCCAAACAACGCAATGGGCGGAGCTAATGTGACCGTAAACGTGGATGCTTCTGGTTCGTCTGTCGAAGGTGATGCTGATCAGGCTTCGCAACTTGGTAAAGCAATCGGCATTGCTGTGCAACAGGAACTGGTGAAGCAGAAACGTCCTGGCGGTCTCCTCGCAACCTGATGGCTACTTTCCCGTCAATCACGCCGACCTACGGCATCCAAAAAAGCAGCGCACCAAACGTTCGTAAGGTGCAGTTTGGTGATGGCTACGAGGCCAGGTTGACGTATGGCATCAATCAGAATCCCAAGGTTTTTAACCTGACGTTTGAGGTGTCAGAGACTGATGCTGACACGATCGAAACGTTCTTGGATGCACGAGCTGCAGACTTTGCCAGCTTTGACTTCACTCCACCTGGCGAGGGCAGCAGTTCCAAGTTTGTCTGTGAGCAGTGGAGCAAGTCGATTCCGTACTTGAATC